AGCACCAGTAAGAGCATTAATGTAATTCTCTTAGCAATTTGACAGTCTCGAAGCGGAGAATGGACATATCCTGCTTCTCTTGATTGTACGTTGGTAAGAAGTTCGCAATGCTCTTTGCCCTATGCTGTGTTTCCGCTAACACTGCATCTGACTTTCTCACCCATTCAAGGACATTAGGGTTTGATTTAGCGATAAAGTCCTGCACGTACCACTTAAATGCAGGGTGGTTACAACAATTCTCAGCAATCATTATAACACGAAGGGCAAACATGTCGGAATCCCATTCCTTCTCATTATGATAACGTTCAGGGTAGACTTGGCTAGTTACATTTCTAACCAATGAGTATACTCCGGCTGCACGAATGTCTCCATTACGGCCATTCCATTCTGAAGTCATGAATCGTTGTAGGAATCCGGTTTTATCCATGCTAACTTCCTGTTTGTCCTTATTACCAGGTAAACCCGCAAGCTCAAATTCCTTAATTACAACATCAGTGATCCATGAAATACCTTTGGCATCCCACTTGCCATCAAGGATCCACAATTGATCGTCACCAATTCCCATCTTAGTCACAAAGCGAAGGTGATACTTGATCTCTAGATAGATGGTAAACACATAATTCCACACTGTCTCCAGGAAGTTGGTCCACTCAGAACCAGAAGGCATTGCGTGATCTTGGTCTATGTAGCCAAGATTGGTGATAATCGGTACTGAAAACACATAGCGGATTGTTTGTTCCAGCTCAGACCAATATGTTTTCTTGTAGAAATGTTTAATCACATCAAACACAGCTAGACCATGCCATAGATTGAAGTGTTGATCCATTTTGGTGTAGTCTGCACCAAACTTCAAGCCTTCATCCCAGTGTTTAGAAATGTTGGCTTGGACTGCATCCCATCCTTCCCATGGTAGAAAGAAATCGTCGTGCAATGAACGCAAATAATCTTGTAGTGGTTGTTGAAAGCGTTGTCCTTGAACATTAACAGCCATAGCGGCCATAAATATGTTACGGGCTTCGGTTCCAGTCTTGCCCATGGTTGCTCTGGTGCCTAGGGTACAAGGAAAGGCTTGCTCTATAGCCTTAGAACAATCTGCTTCTGCTTCTTCCTTAGCTTCTTCACTCTTCCTCTTCTTGTATAGGGGAAACCCTGAATTAGTATTGTACTTGTCCTCACTAATTCCTCTAGCAATTACTGCCTTTGACTCAACGGGAGTACCAGCCTCATTGAACTTCAGTCTTTGAATAGCTGTTCGCACTGCGAGCTTCCATGTTGCTTCGTTCAATATAGCAGGAGAAGCCAAATGTTCGAAGTATTCGGAGAATGTGTGCATTCTGTCCTTCAATGGAGCACTTCCGCCTTGGGGGCCGAACTTCGCTGACTTAGCGATGTCCCAATCAGAAATAACTTTTAGGTCCTTCATAGCGCGGAGCTGAGTCACTATGGAATCCAGAATCCATTGTGGTTTCTTGGTCTCATAAAACCATGAGCGTGGGGTATCTGGAGTGCCAGTTTCCAAACGCTTAAGCGCCTGCTTCAATCCGTTATTGGTGCGGATGACCTCCTGAACTGAATCAGGAAACTGTTTAAAGGTAACCATACTTTACCCTCCTTTTTTCTGAAATTTTTAAAATTTATTTAC